GCTCAGGGTAGTCGCGCAGTGACTCTAGGTAGGATTGGAACATATCATCGATAGCCTGTTCAGCGAACGGGTCAGGAATGATCTCAGCTTTGACCTGTGCGTCCTCCAATTCCTTGTTGGCTGCCCTTAGTGCAAAGATGGCAGCGGAGCAGAATACTGCCAGTTGTGCGGCAATGGAGCGGTAGTCCTTGTCGCATTCCTTCAGACGTTCAACTTCGGAGGTGTATAGTGTTTCGCTCATATTAATATTTATAGAATGGATTTAGTGGGTTGGGTTTACTAACTTTATTATCGCTGGAAGCATTCCTTATGAATTCCACATAGTATTCTTTAGCGCACTTTAGTGCCTCATCACGTTCAAGCTCTGCTCTTGCTGCCATGTCAATAGCGCATTTCCATTTGTTCTCCCAACCAACGATAGCATCCCTAGCCTCATCCCGCTCGCGTAAAGCTACGGAAAGCGGAGTTCCGCAAGCGTGATTGGTTGCTCCCTCTAAATAGCGTATGCGTTCGGTTTGCCTAAGATTTGTCTCCTTCAATACCCTTTTGTATGCCTTTGATTTTTGTGCATCAATTCTAGCCTCATCGCGTTCTTGGCAGAATCTTTCTGCCCTGCATTCAGCCTGAACAATCTGAGATAAAGCATCGTCACGTTCTAACTCCAACCTAGCCAACTCACTTGTGGAGTGTAACTCCAATGCGGTTAGCCTGTCAGCCAGCTGCTTGGCATCCTTTCGCAACTTGTATACCTCAACAGGTGTCCAGTCAGCACCTTCGCAACCGCACTCGTTTGCGCTAGTGGCATAGCAAGTGCAACCCTGACCCTCGTAGTAATCTGATGTTATAATTTCGTGCATATATTTATAAAATGGGGTGTGAGGTTTTATGTAGTTGCCTCACAGGGTCAAATGATAACCAGCCCACATGGTGGCCGCTACATTCCCTTAAAATTGGTCAGCGTTTTTTCGGATGCGCGGCCCCCGTTGTCCCCTGCTGATCGGGAGTTCCCAACCTAGCGAGGAAAGTGTTAGTTAAAACGGAATGTCATCTCCATCGTTATCCTTGGCCCGTGCTGGAGCAGATTTGGCCTTTGTAGGGGTTTTGTCTCCAACCTGTACATTCTTAGCGTTTCCAAGAATTGGAAGCTGCACACCATTCTCGCGATCTTCTTTTGAGATCGATTGTTTTACCATGTAGTCACCATAATCTGACTGAGATTCAATCAGGATGAGATCACAGAATAGTGCCTTATCACCATTTTTGCGGGTGATTGCCTTGAATCGTGTCTTGTCTAGTTTTGTTACGTCGATACTTAGTGTTATCATATTTTATTTACTTTTATGCGGCTTTTAATGGTTGCCGCTTACCAAGTCTGCATTAGTTTGCAGAAAGTGTAATGTTATGCTAGTCGCTCCAGCAATCGTAGCTTCCTTCGTAAACATATCCATTTTCGTCCTTCGTCTCATTGAACGTGAACGATTGACCAAACATATCATGAGATCCGCAAATGGACTCAATGATTTCTTTGGATAGATAGCACTGGGAAGTGATGCGGAACTTTCCCCAGTCCCGTGTGCCTCGATCGTTGCGAGACTTGTCTGCCTCGACTGTGATTACGTTTAGTTGTTTCATTTGATATGGTGTATTTATTTAGCTAACGGCACTACATCTAGGGTTAAAATTCAAACTCGTCAACAAAATTTTCGTCGATGTGTGAAAAATATTTATTGTAGATTTCTATTGCCAGATTGTATTTTTCCTGAGCGTCCGCAAACCTAGATTTGGTGCGGGTCTGGAAGATTGCTGTTGCAGTGTCGAGCAGAAAGCAAGCCTCGTCGAAGTGGTGATCAATGTTCATCTATTTGTTCAAATCTAGAAATTTCTCCACGCATTTTTACAGGAACGAATACGTCACGTTGACCACGCCGATTCTTGTCGATTCGTACACGCGAAGTTGATTGGGTTTCTGTTTTGCGTTTGAATGATGACGCTTCTTTTTTCTTCTCGTCAGGATGAGAGATGATGACCAAAAAATCGGTGTGGTGACCGATTGCGCGGGATTCGCGTACTGCACCTTCGTCGTTGAGTTGACTCGCAGTCATCACCACGGATTTTGTTTTGAGAGCAGTTAGTTTGAGTCTGCGCGATAGTTCGCTTACTGCCTGTTCTCGGTTATCTGCTGTTGGCATGGTCACGATTTGAAGGTAGTCCACAATGATGAGGTCTGCCTTGCCAAGTGATGCAAGACGGGATGCCTCGGCTACGATTTCTCCAACCTCGGAAAGATCATCTCGGATCGTGAGGTTCATTCCCATGAGTTGGGTGATTGCGCTTGAGATATCCTTGGCTGATGCAACCCCCCTCCATTCTGTTACCCCTTCCATCTCGCGTAGTGGCAGGATTGTTTTCCCAAGAAGATTGGAAGCGATACGTTGCAGGATTGCCTTTGCTGGCATCTCTAGGGAAAATATAGTTACTGATTTACCATTTAGCAATGCCTGTAGTGCAGCTTGGTACAGCAGGATTGATTTACCTCCAGAGGTCTGCGCTCCGACAACTAGCATCTCACCACGTCTTGCACCTCCACCCAGCAGTTTGTCCAGCTTAGGAATTCCCGTGGGGAAGTTTTCTAGTGGGGTCTTGTCCTCCAGATCGTCCATAAAGTCGCTCAGATGGGCCTTCACGTCCTTGCATTGGCTCTCTGGTACGATTGCATTGGCGAAGGACTCAGCGAGGCTAGAAAGGTCTGCCTTCATAGCGCAAACATCATCATGGTTATCCTCCCACGTCCTAATGGCATCCCGATACCCTTTTGCCTTGATGAGTTGCGAGCGGTAGTCCGCTGCGGTTTCCACGCACATAGCACCGGGGGATAGGAAGATTGTCTGGAGTACTTCCATCACTCCCTCCTTGCCTCCACAAGCGGATAGCTTGCCTGTTGTCTCTAGGTCGCTCAATGCCCCTAGTGCGTTGGTGGATCCAGTCCGTTGGTAGACCCGCTCCAGTGCCGTGTAAATGAGTTTATGTTGCGATAACGCAAATAGATCTTCTGACCATGCGAGGTGCGGTAGAACCTCTGGATCGATTGCGATTAACGATAGTGCCGCTTTTTCTGCGGTTGTTGCGATTGGTGTGTTTTTCATTTGTTTATTTTTTGTATGTCTCACTGATGATCATTGGAGTTGTTGCCTTCCAGTTGATCGAGTGGTGAATCCTCTTGTGGTTTGCATTCATCATCGATGCTTTGACGCACGATGGGTTATACATCACGGAGAAAAATGATTTGATATAAGTCCCGTTGTCTTTGTAAAGATCCGTTAATCCTTTTTTTGCCTGTTGAGTGTCACGTTGCCCCATTGCTATGACTGGGATTGTCAGGAATAGTTCACCCCTTGTACCAAGATTAACATACGTTGTTACGTCCTCGTTCATGCGTCCCATAAACTGGAATCTTCTTTCAGTGCTACACAGAAACGTGTTCATAACTTTTCGTTTTGAGAATCTGTACGAATCCTTCCCGTTATCGATTCCACCGATAAAGTCTCCAGTCTGTGCAAAAGCAATGGATTTTGCTGTTGTTGATTCATAGAAATCCACCATTAACTTGAATAGTCTGTCTAGATTTTTGGAGACAACTTTTCCTTTTGTGTCAGGGAAAGCATAGTAAAAATCGTAGTAATCATCGCACATGATAAAGAAGTGTTTGATGTTCCGTTCACCTGCTAAGTCGAATATCGTATTTGCAGCAAACAAAGTGCTTCTCAAATCACCAGAGTTATCTCCAGAGTCCATTAGTGTAGAAGCGTGTTGTTTGTCAAAAACGATCAGTTCATCTCCGTACTTTGACTTATATCCATCCAGTGTTGAGTCTAGGTTATCTGCAACTAGGAATATTTTTCCAGTGTAGCCTTGGTTCCTCAATGTGTGATATGTCCACATTTTGTCTGGTCTTCCGTGAACCATGATAAAAACAGCAAAGTTAGACTCCATAATCCTCCAGATATTGTTTGCGGATATCATCGCAGATTTTAACAAATCCAAATTCAACTGCCTTGTCGAAATCAATAATAACCAATCCGCTTTTCTCCATTAGATCCTGCATTTCTTTTGATGATTGTGCGTAGTAGTCAGCAATCTTTTCGTAGTTGAATGCGTTGTGCCTTCTTGCTGCATCCACTAGGAACTTCTTTTCTTCGTATGGAAGTGATGAGTTTTCTATCTCTTTAATCAAAGCAAGTGATTTTGATTTGTCGCATAGTTCAAGAACGTGTGGTTTTTTACCTTTAGGTTCGTAAACTGGTGCTTGGATCTTTGAAGAATACTTTTGATCTTCATTGCTTGGGTTAAACTCCTGACCAAATAGATTGATCTGTTTCATATTAGCAAGCCCGTTGGTAAGTCTCTTGTGCCTTGCAAACCCACTCAGCCTTGAATCCCTGCCATCCACGGGAGACGCATTCGGTTATCGCATCCTCCAGCGTCCAACCTGCGTTGTCCGCTTCGTTCTGGATGGCATTAAGCGCAGTTTGGGTTAATGGTGATTTCTTTGCCTTTCTGATTTTAAGAAAATCATTCCAGACCTGTTCAGGAACTGAATCTGGTCTATTTATATTATTAGTAGTAGAAGAAGAAGATGAAGAAGAAGACTGTAGTGTTGCCTTTTGGTTGATACCATTTGGCA